CGTAGCAGAAGTTGCAGAGTTGTTAGCTGAGGCTAAGGCCTCTCCCGCCTTTGTTGTTGCTATGCTTGCCTGAGCCACTGCTGTTGAGGCAGAACCCTGCGCGTTAGTAGCGTGGGTACTAGCGGTTGAGGCAGAGCCACTTGCACTAGTAGAGCTGCCTGCAGCATTAGTTTCAGAGGTAGCTGCTGCGTTCTTACTTGCTAACGCCGCTGTTGCAGAGTTACCCGCGTTGGTTGCGGAGGTCTGTGCGTTACTAGCAAACGTACTAGCTTCTGCAGAAGGGTACTCCCAAGAGGAGCCATTCCAAATACCTAACTGAGAGGTAGCAGAGTCAAAGTACAGAGCGCCTGTCGCCAGAGCGTCACCATCGTTGTCAACTGTAGGGGCTGTAGACTTAAGGCCAAGATAACGATCATCGAAACTGTCTAAGGCTGCTTCTGCAGCTGTTTGTGCGGTTTCGGCGTTAGTCTCAGCTAGTTCTGCTGCCGTCTGTGCGGCTAACAAAAGGTTATAGTAAGCAGAGCCACCAACGTTAGTAGTGGAGACTACAGCTCCAGCGGCTGTTGAGATTGTTATGATTAGGTCATTGTCACTGTTTATAGCAACACTGCTAATAGAGTTACCTTGAGTACCTTGTCCACCTGTCCTAGACAGGCTGACAGTCAAGTCATTAACACTTGTTTGTAGGGTGTAAGAAGCGGTCATGTTATGAGATCTCCGTAGGTGAGTAACGAATTTCTACTACGCCACGTAGAGGCTTCCAGATCTGTTGTAGGTTGCCTACTCCTGTATCCGCTATCTCCACATCGATGAAACCATAGATAGGCTTATCAGGCGCAGGAAAGGTATTCCAAGAGTCGCAAAGTGTTGCTGGGATGACTAGGTCAAACTGGTTATCTGTTACTGTTGTATCAATAATAGGCAGGGTTGTTACAACAGGAGTTACTCGTGCAGTAGCAGGGATAGCCCCTGAGTCCTGTACGTTGTCGGCCTCTACTACCTTTGCCAAGACGGTGTAACCTGTTAGGTTAGTCAGCCAAGAAGCTGTTAAGGAAATCCTTAGTTGTTCACCCTTTACAACAGAAGCAATAATGCTTCCATCATCGGTGATTAAGTCCGTAGACTTAGAAGTAATTTTTGAACGTGGCATTCTATGTCCTCTCTACCGATCCTCGGATGGGTAACAAAAGTTGTTGTTGGGGTGGTAGGCTAGAGGCCACCCATAGGTGACCCCTGCTTAAGACTTGTTTATAAAAAATTTAACTATTTCTTTTCTTTTTAAATAGGTATATAAGGTCGTATATACGCTCATACATAAAAACCATATATACATAGGGTTGATTAAGTTTAAGCCGTAGCCCAAGGATGACATTATTACTAGGATAGGAAGCATCAATAGGTAACATATCAAGGGCATTGGAATTAAGAGCATTATTACCTCTTCTTACCTTTACGTTTGGCAGCAGAAGCCTTAACAGCCTTCATTAGTGCCTGTTTCCTAGCAGCAGTCATCTTGTAAGCTCCCTTGGCCTTCTTTATGCCACGAGAAACGGCTAGAGTACCACGACCAATACCTGCACCCGCTGCCATACCTATTCCCGCGCCTATAGCGCCCCCGATAGCAGCGCCTCTAACTTTCTTTCTAGCCCTCTTTGTAGAGCCTTTTTTGCGACCTATGCCCGAAAGCTTAGCCCCTACAGTGCCACCAGCTAAAGCGCCAACGGCGGCTCCTGCTGCTACGCCCATCCCCTTAGCTGCGCTGTTTTCTTTTTTACGGGTTTTTTGGGCCTTCTTGTGTTTTCTTGTGTGTGCCATGTTAAGACCTTTTCTTACCTTTTAGTGCTTTAGAAATAGCTGCTTTGTGTTTGGCTGTCATTTTATAGACTTTCCCCACTGAACCTGCTACTTTACCAATGAGGTTCTTACGTCTTGTAAAAGTAATCGAGTTCTGACCAGTGCGAGCAGTCGTGGCCGCACCCCTAGAAGCCCCTGCCTTAAAACTTTTCTTAACAGTATTCTTTAGTGTTTGTTTAATAGCGCTCTTTCGTTCAGAGGCAACCACAGCTTTTTTGCCATCTCTCTGGGACTTACCCATGGTTTCACCTTTTCCAAAAAAGGATTTTGACGCTGCTCTTTGCCCAGCCCTTTTGGCTTTTTTCTTGTATTTCTTTTCTAGTCCTGCCATATTCTTTATTCCTTGTCTTTAGAAGCCAAAGCCCCTTGTTGTTACTTTTGAACCAGAGCGTATAGGGAACAGGTATTCCACTGCATAGCGGAGACCGTCTGTCCAATGCTCTACTCCCTCTTTTTTGTCGATGGTAGCACTGTCGGGGTTACTCTCAACCCACTGAGTACGCTCTAAGGATTTGATGGTGTTAGAACACTTGGGGTGGATATACATGTCCACGTCACCAGCGGCGTTCTTGAACTTCTTATTAACAGCTGCAACAGAGTCGATAATAGGCGGGGCCTTGTTATGCGCTCTTGTTACTATACCATTCCCTTGGAGAATGCTAAAGTCTGTTGTTCCTACTGCAGCAGAGGACTTTCTTGCACGACCACTAGGGTCAGGGTAAGAGATTATCCTATGCCCTTTGAAACGCTCCTTAAGAGCTATCGCTAGGGTCTCTGTGTCAGGGTGTCCTTGCATCTCATCTAAGATGTGTATCTGGTTCCCTCTAACAGCAAAGATTACTGAGGCCATAATACCAACGTTAAAGTCGATAGCCACATGAACGTCTTCACCAGCGTCAAAGTAGGGGAGTTCTTTACTAATATGTTCTTTCCTATCAAATGTATAGAATACATTATTACCAGAGTCTTCGAAGCTTGCAGTATACTCTCTGGCGAACTTAAGAGGGTCTAGGGTTAACTTGACTCTATTAATCTCCTCTTCATCCAAGAAGGGGGAGTCGTGATAGGTGTAGGTATAGCTTTTCCAGCTATCATCAGAATCTTGTCTGTTATACATCTCATAGAAATAATCGTAACCTCTAGGGGTGCTGATAATTAAGGCTCTACCAGCAAGTGAGCCAATCTTCTTAGCGTTCTTAGGAGACCAACGTGTACTTACACAGGGCTGTATGATAGACTCCCAAGACTCCTTGAGATTCATACCAGCGCCCTTCCAAGACGTAACCTCATCGGCTACTACGAAGTACTGTCCAGTACCACGCATACGTTGGGAGGCCTCATAAGACCATAGCTTAAGTTGAACATTTCCTGGAAACCAAAACTGACCAGCGGCCTTAGACGCCTTGTCTGCAAAGTCTTCCATGCCTAGTTGCCATGCAATCAGGGGATAATAGATATCTACTGCCTGTGAGTAGGTAGGGGCAATCAACGCAACATTCTTATTAGGTATATCGTCTCCTAACTCCATAAGCTCTTGTACTGCTAGTATTGCTGCAGTGGCGGCTAGGTAAGACTTACCAAACCCACGGCTAGCATTTACTACTGCATAACGACATGTATGCTCAACAAATAGATCTCTAATAACTTCCGACTGTTTCTCATGTAAACTAATATTTGTCATTACTTCTTGCGCCCTTTATGTACAGCGCCCTTCATAAGCTTGCCATTAGGCATTCTGTGGAAGCCCTTTGGAGTTGCCTTTGTTTTTGATGGTTTTGTTATCTTTTTTCCGTATGCCATTTGGTAATATCTCCTTTGTTAAGTATGCATGTGACCTGCATATGTCTTTCATCCTTGACATGATGACTACATAACCCTTATCATCATACACTACATACTTGTTTTTTCTCTGTATCATTACCACTTTCCTTGTGCTGCCCCTATATACCATATTATACCTCCTGCAGTACTAATGGCTGCTATAACTATAACAGAGACTATGGCAGAGTTTATTATCTTGTCAATTTGCTCTTGCTTGGCATAGACAGCCTCTCTCTGGGCTTTACGTTGATCAGCTTCTATCTTTACAATCTCGTCCCAAGCAGAGGGGCCGTAAGTCCAGCTGATGTGGGAGCGTAACTCCTCGCGCATTTCCTTTAGTTTTTGTTTCTTTGACCAAATATCCAAAGCGTCCGATTGTGTGTTCGTAAACATTTTGTATAGGGGTGGCTTCTTTGCCTTCTCGTCTAGAAAGTCGAGGTCTGATATCGCCTTAGACCACGAGGAGAGGGTGTTACCCATCGATGTAATATCTTTTCCAACACTTACCGCTTTTTTTATTCCATTAAAAGCTGCTGTGGCTGCTGCCATAGCTGTGAAGGGATCGATCATTTATTGTTACTGGCCTCCTTGATTCCTTGGTGACGCTATGGTCTCTACAGCGCCCCGTATGGCCTTTATATTCTCATCAATCCTCCCTAGCATTATTGCCTGAGCTATTGATGTCTTTTCAAGTTCCACAATGCGGATCTCATGCCTTGTTATTTCACGGGTGTTAGCCTCTACGTTAGAGTCTAGACTAGATACATACCATACCAGTGCGGTGGTCTGTACAACGATCCCTAAAATAAACGTCAGGGGTACACCTTTAGAGAGGTGCCAAGCTTCGGGATCACGCATAATAGTTATTCCTTATTTGTATTTTTAGTGTCTGTAAGAAGAATAGTTATCGGCTTCTTTTCGGTAATTTCTTGTTCAATCTTATCGGGTATTTTCTTGTAGCCGTATTGCATTAGGTTGTTTATTAGGGTGCCTTGCGTAGCTATTAACTGAGCATAAGCACCCGAACCAACTCTTACAGTTCCATTGTCTAACTTAGTCTGTATGTCCTGATATTTCACCACCATCATTTCAATAGGGTCAAATCCAAGTTCTTCGAGCTTCCTTACAGAGGCCATCGAGTTAATATTCTTAGATCCCTTGGGACGACCCGCACCTGGCTTTCTACCACCTGTGACAGGCTTAGTAGGATTAAGATTAGCCATTTGTTTAGTCCTTTCTGATATAGATATTTATTTAATTTAAAATTTTTAAATTGCTTTCAATA